CTTCAATCGGTAAGTCTACGACGTTGGCATACTTACTACCGGCTAGGATGTATCCTGCAAGGCAAGCCGCCGTACCTGCGCACCAATACCGTTCATCGTTGGTCATACTAAACTCTACTTTGATACGCGCTTCAGCTTGCTTATATACCGTTTGTGCTAGTTGACGATTCAAGCTTATCCACCTAGCAAACACATCGCCCGCCACGGAGTAGTTATCGTTAAGGGTGCGTATTACGTCTACTTCCTCTGAATCCCACACCAGTTCTTTAGTTGATGTCCACTCAAGCAAGCGGCGCATCTCACCTTCCGATGAGTGTTTACGCCCACCTGCCATGTAGTCAACCATGTGCGAGTTCGATGTGAGCATCGCAATCAACCCCCACGTAGATGTGTTGACCCGTTCCCTATTAGACCCTGACTCCATACGCTCTTTGCCACGCCCTTCAGACAAGTCAAATATAAACTCAGGAAACCACTCAGGGTTATCGCGGCTCTTGGCGGTGATCTCATCGCAGAGTAATGGTAAGCTGTTTAGCAAACCTGCTCTTTGTTGCATTGCAACAGCGGATGTGCCTTTGCTGACGCGGTAGTTTATTGGGTGTCCCCACACGGATGCTGCTAGTGCTAGGGCTAGTGTCTTACCCGTGCCTGACTCGGTAGACCCTAAGTGAAACGTCATGCCGCCTAGTGCTGAGAACTTAAACAGCGGTGAGCCAAAGCCCACACCTAATCCCAACGCTAGAATATCAAACTCTTTTCGTGCTGTGAGCAACTGTGGAAGCTTGCGCCAGTTCTCTAGTGTGCCACGTGGCGCAGTAAACGTATTCAGGTTCTCAAGTCCGGGCATTGGTATCTGTCTGACTGTGCCATCTATCATGAATATCTTACTACCCGCTACGAACCCGTTGTCTGGTTGCCATCCGTATCCCGTTGGCACGGTGATGGCTTGCTTGTTTGTGGAAACATCTTCTACACAAGCTCTTACATAATCAAACAAATTCTTATCGTTGCCTGAACCATACGCGGCAATGATGTTCTGTGATGCAAGCGCTTTAACTGTCTCATCTTTGCTGACCACCGCCTTCTGAGGCAGTATCACTTGTATAGAACCTTCAGGGCGCATTGCTAGCATGTAGACCGTATGCTCACCGGAAACATTGAGTAGATCGACAACAAACATGTCGTAGGGTAATACAAGTATCTGCTTGGCAACTTTGTTCTGATTCTCGTCCTCGCTTTGCATCTCCCGATAGATGCCACCGTTTCTGCCGTATGAGAAGCCGCGTGGTGGTGTGGGGCGCGTTATCTTAACCTGTGTTGCTGCTAGGCTTACCGACTCTGAGGGTGTCTCTATGATAACTTCTTTTTCAGTGTTGTCGGTTGCTACTTCACGCCCAAGTGATAGTGGATTAGTAATCTTGCCCCAATGTACACACGATGTACACACACCGGGGTTCTCGCTGTCCATCTTCGTGCATGGGTAGGGGCCTTTAATCTCCCGTAGCTTGCTGTTCATACGATCTGCGTCATAGGGATGTAGGCTAGACAACCACACCGCTGCCTTGCCACCATCTGCGCACTTGCTAGCGTAGGACAACAACCCTCGCCATATTGGTTCCATGCCATCGCTAGTGGCGTTCTCGATGTAATACTCTAACTGCTTACAACCAGTGCCACTATCACTACGCTGTAAGATGTTCTTGAACTTGGTAACACTGTTCTCTATAAGTTTTATCTGTGTGGCGCCCTCCCTTGTTCGCTTAGGGCGATTGCCGGGGATTGCTGGAAACGTAGCGGCTACGGTTGGCGTGGTGGTGTCGGCAACTACTCGTGCAAAGTCTGAGAACTTAAAGCGGTCACCCACTGATGCGACCTTAACAGCGCGGGGCTTACGCTTGTCCTTCCAATTGAACGTCTCTGGAACACGCAATACCCTAGCGGCATCCGCAGTCACAGTGAAGTCGATGTATAGATCGTGCTTCTTACACAGGCGCTTGAAGTTCTCTACTACAGGGCGCCACTCTGCTATCGGTATGTCCTCCGTGAAAGGCCAGTAGACGTGCAGACCCCCACCAGATGAAACAATCCATGGACTGCCTAGTGTGCCTAACTCTTCAGCTTGTAAGAACGCATCAAGCGCCATCACAGCGGCTTGCTTATTCAGGTATGCCTTGCCCTCACCACAATCAATATCCAGAAACGCTGACCGCATATACACCGCGTTAGCCGCAGTGCGATCCCCCTTCTTTCCAAAACTTGCTAGTGCAAAGTATATGTCCCTCTTTGCTTCGGTAAAACTGGTGATAGCTGCTTCAAGTTCTAAAACGCTATCTTCGTAAACATGCTGCTTCTTCTTTGTGCTTAGTTCCGCGACGCAATAAACCCCCGCCGACGGCACTACAGCCGCGATAAAATCTAGCGGTTTCATGTTGCCCCTTCGTGTTGTTTACAGCGGGAGTTTTAATTGTGTGGGTGCGGTTTCTTCAACGTCTTTATCGTAAATATAAATTCCCAAACGCCTACACGCATCTAACTGCCATGCCAGAGGAAGCGTTCCGGTCTGATCTATTATTTGTTCCATAGCTACAACAAATTCTTTACCCGTCAGGTGATTAGGCTGAATCGTTTGCATACATTTCTCCATGCGATGTCAGGTGTCGTGGCATCGTTAAGTATTTCAATAAGTGTATTTACGTCTTTAGCATAGAAAGGCGCTACTCTGCCCCCTACGAACCAGTTGTATACGGTCTGTCGCGTTGCGCCGGTTGCTTTAGATATTCGTATTACAGATAGATCGCGCTCTATAGCAAGCCGCCCCAACTTATTACCCTTAGTCTGTGGTGCTTTTAAAATTGCTGCTTTTAGCGTGGAAGATATAGCCATAGTTTACGGGGGGCAGTGCCCCCCATCCTTTCTTAGTCGTCGGTGTCCCATTGATCTGCGATAGACGCTAGTGATTTGCGTGGTGGCAGTGTTGGTGCTTCAGCCTGTTTGCGTACGGATGGCTCGGCTTCTTCAGCTTCTTCAACTTGCTCTGCTTTAGGCTTTGCCTTCTTCTTAGCTACTGGTGGGGGTGGTGCTTCCTCATCATCGCTACTGAAGTCCTCGATCTGTGCTACTTGGGGTTTAGCTGGAGAAGCCGTGCCGCTTAATGGCTCAACAGCTTTCTTAGCATCCTCAGACTGACCCTTCGCATCGCATGTAGCAAACTCTGAATCCTCAAGCCAACGCATAGTCTTAAAGAACAACTTAGGCGATGACTCGGTGGTATCAAATTTGATACGGGTAATAACCTCGTTAGGCTCGATAGACTGCGCTGACAACCAACGGGCGTATGCTTGCAACGGGAAGTTACTGTTTGATTCTTTACCAAACAACGACTTTGCAGGAACAACTAACTGTAAGACGTCACCGTCCATGTCGTTCGCAAGCACCACGGCGATACGCTGATTAAAGCGACAAGCGCGGCTCTCACCTTGACCTGACCCTTTGATGTTGTTAGGGCAGTTGTTGCAGGTTTGGGATGGCGGATTAGTGATGTCGGCATCTGGCTTCTCACCGTTAGCTGAACGGCATGATGGCCCCGTATTTTCTTCTTCACTAAACTTGCCTTCGTAAAACACACGTGAGATTGTCTCTGCGGCGTTCACAATAACTACGTCTAAATAACGATCTTCAATAGCGGCGACTTCTTTGCCATCAGAGATCAAACGAAACACACCTCCGCGAATCGAAATCTTGCGACCGTTGCCACTGGTTGTGTTACCCGCAAGTGCTTTAGTTAATGCTGACTTACCACCCTCACGTTTACGAGCAAACGCCGGTAATTTTGTGGGATTAAATGTGACTGCTGTTGTCATACTGGTTTTCCTTAAGTTGATTTACGAACTGTAATGTCATAACGCTGATCGGAGTTTAGCCCCGGCGGAACAAGTCCGGGATTGCTCTCCAAGAATGACGCCATATTTCGTTGAGCGATTCGTTTCTCAAGCAAATCTACGGCATCGTTTTTTACTACAAAGTTTTTAAACGAATCCCAATCCTGCGTGGTGTAATGCGTTTTAACGGACATCATGACAGTGCCATAGTCGGTCTTGATTGACTTAGACCCCATAGCTTTCATGCGTTCGCGCATCTCATTAGCAACCTCGGTTTTTTGGTCTTCTAGTTCTTGTAACGCGGTTTCATAATCTTTGGTGATTGTCTGAATACGACCTGATTTTTAAATATACTCTTACGAGTTTATCTACTGATACTTGATCTTCCATCGTTGTGTTCTCCTTTTTTAGTTGTTACGTCAAACATTTTACACTTCTATTTTTGTGTTCGCAAGCTCCTCCTCATATAATTTAATTAGTCCTTCATGTAGGACAATACGTTGCTCTAACTGCTTGAACATACGCCGTTCTATGTCACTGCCTTGTATGTGTATCACTGTAACTTTGTCTGACGTTTGCCCTTGCCGGTCTGCCCGTGCGCAACATTGGATGTAAGTGTCAACAGACATTACTGGCCCCCAAAAGACTACCGTGTCTGCGGCTGTTAGCGTTACACCATGTGACGCAGCTTGCGGTTGTATGATAAGGACACGTAAATCTGGCGTATTTTGAAACTCCTCAAATATCACAGTGCGCTTGGATGCGCTTACATCGCCGTGAATCTTCTTACTGACTACGCCTTCCTTATCTAAGAAGTTGCTTATGGTATCTATGCTGTGCCGGTATGGTGCAAACACAAGCAC